TGATTGTTACATTGTTGTCAGATTTTGTAATAACCCATCTATGTTTATCTTTTGCTATAATTACTTGTGTTTTAACTTTCATACCTTCCTCCTTTTTAAGTTTGACTTGTCCGCTGACTTGCTCGGTTACTTGTCCGGTTTCTCATAGTTTCCTCCCCATTAACTTATGCCAGCGTTCACGGGCTGATTCGAGCATAGCATCAAAATCGGGTTTAATGCAATCATAATCGGCAGGATAGAGTATAATATGAGTTTTTGAAGAAGGGTGTTTTTCAATGCGTGCAAGTCTACCAACAGGGCATTCTGACAATTTATCTAAAAGACTGATATGGTAAGCAACTTTACGATTATCTACTTTGATATAATGCCCTTTGCGTCTAAACCTGATATACTCTCCTTCTTCTCCTATTACTTCCCACCAATATTTTGAGGTATACATACTCACCTCCTCACGGTGAAGCGGGCGGGTTGGGGTCTTGATATTCTTTATCGCTATAATCCATCTTCTTGTATTCAGGCCACAATCCGAGATGACAGAGCAATCCTATAACACCATAATTCGCAAGGTCTCTCCAGGTGTCTTCAATCGGCTCGTTTTTAGCTTCACGGTTTTCTAATAATAAAGTTCTTAATCGTTCAATCTTATCATTCGCTCTCACCATTACACCGAGCTCACCAAAACGAGCGATATTACCAGAGCCGTAATCGAGTTGTTTCTGGATAAAGAGAACAAGATTATGCAAGGTTTGATGCCAAAACTCGATAATCACTTTGGCACTTTCATCTGGGATTGGATCGGGTAATATGTGTGCCAATTTGCTGGTTATTGGTAACAAAGCAGATTCCAATTTGATTAATAAATCTTGTTTATACATTATTCCCTCCTTTTTTTATTTCTTTTTCTATCATATCCATCAATTGTTCACTCGTTTCCTTCCACCCCCAGTATTTACGCCACTGCTTGACTAAAGAAAACCACTGGGGGCGGGGAATCTTGTTTTTAACTAAAAACCTCACAAAAGACTCGATTGTTTTGATTTTTTCAAAGTCTACCTCTACCGGATCCTCAATATTCACAAGCCAATCCCAGTTTTTAGCTATTGCCCACAATCCGGGGAAACCGTTAGAAAACAACTTGATTCTGTCCTTATGCTTAACTATATGCTCAAAACCATCTTTGACTTTCAACCAGCTATCATCACATTTCATATAAATTTCTTTGAGTGCCTCCTGGTCTGTTTTGCTTCGGAAACTCTTTCGAGGAAAACCTAAATCGTGAAGGAGTTTCAAGATATCATCTTTAACAATGATAAAATCTATCGATTTCGCATGCTCTATACTAGAGTGTGTATTATTATTTATATTCTCTTCTATTCTATTCTTTTCTATTCTATTCTGGGAGGACATTTTTAGACTTTCTCCTGACATTGTCAGGACAAACTCCTGACAATGTCCTGACATCTTTTGGATTTTCTTTCGAGTGTATTCGTCACAATATTCGAGTATCTGAGGACAATATATGCGTCCGTTCTGCCACTCTGCAGAATCTATCAGATTTACTTCAGCCAACACATCGTATATTCTTTTGAGTTTATCCTCATCTATGCCCCATTCAATCGCGAGATATTCGATATCGATGTCGTGGGGTATATAGCCCAGATTGTCGTTGTCAGGTTCTATTTCTTTCGCTATGAGTTCAAGTGTTTTGAAATAAACAGCATAGCCCAGAAGTGCATCGCCCTGTAACTTATGAGACATCTTTTTAAGCTTGCGGTTCTCTGAAGCATCGCTGTAATGTTTAAACCACCGCATTACTTCCTCCCGCTCCATTTCACCAATCCCAAACTGCTTAGAAGCATGAAAATAACTAATCCGAAAACCAGTAGAATTTTAATCCACATCCACATCATCACAGTCTCCTGGAATAAGTCTGACGGCACTACGCAATATCTCTTTTGTCTCATCTGATAAGAAATCAGCAGGCTCATAGAATCTGTAATCTATATCATGCTCATACCAGGTTCTGCCACATACAGGACAGTAATATTGCTCTGGTTCTAAAACTGACAGCTTTACCATTTTTATCAAGTCCCTGCGACAGTAGGGACATTTAGGAATGGGTTTCATGGCTTATTGCCTCCTTGTTAAATGATACTTTTTGCATATTTCTCAAAAATCTGTCTTGCCTCTTCATGTTTGCCCTCCTTGTGTAATCGTTCCCATTCCTCGTATTTATCGTCAGGCAACACCCAATAGAGCATAATCCCGTAAATATCATCGGATTTGAGCCGCTTCTGGAATTCGCTTTCCCTGATAACTCCACCACAATAAAGAATCACGCTTTTTTTAGTCTGCATTGTTTACCTCCTGCCAGTGGAGCTGGGGGAATCGAACCCCCGTTCTGGTGAGTGATGTATTAATCACTACACCAGCGACACCAGTCAGCCCCACTTGCATTTTTTATCTCTCATTCAATATTTCGAGTAAAATTTGTTTATCAATTGTATCCCACAAAACTTTCAGAGCTTCTGCTTCCTTTTGTAACATTTTAATATTCCATCTTATTGAGTATGCATCAATTAGTGAGGTAGTAAATACTCCCTCCTTTGTCCGTTTGCGATAACAAAGCAACTGTTGTTCTATACCCTCAAGCAATTTCTTTATGCGTTTTGTATGTTCTTCACTATAATTCAATATTAACTCTGAGAGCATACAATTGTATGTCATTTTATTCCTCCAGAATCTCAATTTTCCGTTTCCAGTATTTGTATTTAACTGCGTATTGTTCCTTGACGGCATTGGGAATATTGTATTTAGTAGTCTCAATCCATTTGCCACTCACATAGAACTTGCCAATAATAGCAGTCTGACCTTCCAGCTTCTTTTTGAGAGCTTTATCAAGATGTCTCCATTCGTCAACATAGGGTTTTAGCTCCATATACCGCTCGATTTCGCCTTCAAGTTCCGGATCTTCTTTAATATCAACTGTCTCTTTCAAATGCTGTTCCGGGAGACAGATATGTTTGAATTCACAGCGTCCACAAATTTCATGCTGATATTCAATTCGTTCAGGGAGCGTCCCCTCTGCAACATGTTCGTTGATTTGCTCTGCCTTCTTGACTGCTTGTTCGCACACATCATAATCAAGCTCCACTTCAAGCACTTTAATTTGACCTGAAGATTTATTTTTCAGAATAAAAAATCCCTTTTCCTTTTCCTCTAACAAGAGATAGAGATTCATCTGGATATAGTAGCCCCTGATATGATGATATTTGTGGAATTTGAGGTCATCAAGGTTATCGATGGAATCAAAAATATAGGGAGACATTGATTTTACTTCAATAGGATATGTCTTGCCATCTATGAGGATTTTGCCATCTATCCTTCCGGTGATTTGATACTTTGGCCATGAGAGTGCTTTCTGTTCTTCAATTACATCAAAGCCTGCTTCTCTGAGAGCTTCCAAAACTGCCTTTTCCTGGAGATGTCCCTCGTCGAAAATGAACTGCAGTTCCACATCCGGGAGTGTTTTTTCCCGCCAGTGCGTTCTCTGATAGACAAGATACCTTAAACATGGATGTCCCAGTAAGCTTGCACGGTTAGAGTTAACAGGCCATATCTGCCGCTTTTTCGCCTTTGATTCGTAAATCTTGTCCTGAATGTATTCTGCAAGAGAGAGTTTAACTGTCATTCTTTATTCTCCTTTTTAGTTTTAAATTTCACACTTGCCGCCTTGTCTCTCTTGAATCCAATAGCTTCAAGCTGCTCCCATGTGAGGTTTCTCATGCCCAATACTCTCGTAACTCCGTTCACAATGAGATTTGAATACGCAGCCTTTTTGACATTACCTACATCAATATCATCAATGGGCAGAAGGATTTTCTTTTTCTCCTTTTTGCCATCCGGTGTGGTGTGCCATTCATACCTGACCTGAAAAAATTGGTCTTTTGTGGAACAGGTTCCCATTGCAGTTAATTTGACCCTTCCGAATTCGAATGTGGCTGTATAGTAAAAGACTTTGTGACCGTCAGGCAGCACTTCCTCCCAGCCTTTCAAGTCATACATAGAAATTCCTAATCTGGACATCAACCTTTCAGCTCCGGGGCTTGCAAGGTAAGGTTTGCCCTGAAAATCTACCCAGTCCTGCTGATAAGTCAGTTTCGGGATTAACATCATGAGTTTTCTGTATTTCTCAATTCTCTTTTCTATGAGTTCTAAATCAATCTCCTCGATGGCCTGAGAGGATAAGGCTCCAACTATCTCTTTTGATTCCTTTTTTTCTAAATCTTTTTGAGGAACTGAGAAAATCTCAGGCTCCAGAGTCTCTTTTTCTTCAATCATTGTTTTTCCTCCTCTATTTGTTCTATCAGAATGGGTTTAATCCCCTCTGCGGAGTCAGGGTCAGACTGGTCTGCTTTATTTTTAGCTGACATTTTGAGGTAGAGGTCTGCAAGGGCATTGATAAATGTTTGAATTTGTTCAGGATTATCAAAGAAAAGAGCTAATTCGCTTCCCACCCCTATTTTTCCTGCACATCCAGCATAAAGGATCAAAACACCAGTATTATATTTTTCAAGTATTCGCGTGTTAATATGCTTGACGCGATTGAAGTACAAATAGATATCGATCATGACACCACCTCCTCTACAAAATAAACTCCTTTCCTGAGTGGTCTGTATGAGATATACCCTTCCTGCCGTAGCTCTCTGACCCGTCTTGCGATTGTTTCCTCTGTGACATATTTATCGAGCGTTTCCTCCACCCTCAGCCTGAGCTGACGGATAGAGATGTCTCTCCCTTTGTAGCGGGAGAGTATGTCCAGGATTGCCCTCTTGATTGAGGGCTTCTTGAGGGTTGTTAGGGTTTGCATGTTACACCTCCTTGTTTGAGAAAAATTCTTTTAATCTTTTATAAAAACTCTTTTTTTCTTGCTTGTCATCAATAAAGAAAATATCCTCTACGCTCACATTTAAAGCGTGAGCGATACGGATTGCATTGTAAACACGGGGAATGCGTTCGTTGTTCTCGATTCTGGATAGATAAGAAGTGGATAGGTTAGTTTTTTGGGCTAAATCTTTGAGGGTAAGCTTGTTTTTAATCCTGATTTCTTTTAATTTGTTTTTCTGCATGTTTATTATATACAGTAAAACAATCGATTTGTCAAGGGGGTATTTTGGAGTAGACAAAAAGGCAAACACAAGAAAAAGCCCCGCCACAAGGACGGGGCAGAGTTTGAATATGTTGATTTTATTGGGCATTGTAGAGTTCCTTCACGATTTCCGGAGGACAGAGTTCGAAGAACCTCAGGACTACACCTTTATAGCTGTGCTGGAGCGTGGATATTGTCGCTTTTTTCATTTCAGGGGGAATGAAACCGAGTTCGTTTTTGATTTTTTTGAGGGTCTCAACAGCCCTCTCAACCTGGTCATAGCTGCTCCATACTTTCATTTTGACACCTCCTTTTTGATTTTTTCGACCAATTCTATTGCCTCCTCTACAGAGGCAACTCTCTTATACCAGTGTTTCTCAAAGCTGTCCCACCTGAAACCCAGAGATTTGAGGAAATCTTTGATGGCATAAGTGTTTCCTTTTACCACCAGAGAGGATAAATGATTTATAGCGAAGCTGATTTCTTTTTCCTCTCTTTTGTCTTGCCACTCCCAAATGGAGGTTTTCACTTCTTCCCAGAGATCCCAGGAATTGCATTTGAGGAAGAAGTATGGGTCGATATCGCAGGAGAGAAGCTTTTCTACATCTTCTTTTGTTATTCTGGTTATTCCCTTCATTTTTTCTCCTCCTTTTTTGTTATTTTTATTTTCTATTTTAATTATCTTTTTCATGTCTATATTATACACTTTTTTACGAAATTTGTCAAGTCTTTTGTCAAAATAGCGTAATTTTGCTATGCCTACAGTTACAAGGGTTTTGAAATATGATAAAAATTAAATATAAATATGACCGATTAATCATCATAAGAAAATATAACATAAAAACGGAGCTTTATTTAGAGACACAAGGGAAAGCGAAATTGGGAAAATGGTTTTAATTAAGGGTATTTTGAAATAGTTATAACGATTAAACAATTTCCTTGTATTTTCAAGCCTTATGGGTAGGCTTTAAAAAATAGTTCGTAATACGAATACCCCCTTTTGGATGGGGTAAGTCGGGGAAATCTGACTTATATCTGTTTTAATATTTTAAGATTGGAAAAACTGACTTACACTGTAATAAAACAAGTATTTTACTTGTGCGGCTTTTATTTTCAGGGTCGCATAGGTAAAATTATGCATTCTACTGCACAATTTTGGCGATTTTTGTGCAGTATAATAGGCAAAATTGAACAATTTTGTAGAATATACAAATCTCATTGTTGTTTGCGATAATGGACAAATCTGGGTATTATTGCAAGTAGAATTAGGATTTTAAGTCCTAAAAATTAGGAAAATAAAATCCCCCCAAAGTGGAACTTGACCTTCCTATAATAAATATACCCATCTTATTTTATCACCTTGGGTTTGTGCTGGATTGCGTTTGCGAGTTTTATTCCAGGATTGGTAACGCACCAATTTTTCAGGTTTACAATTGCCTGCCTTATAAATTATCCCTTTATGTATAGAAATATCTTGATAGCTAATAAGCTTAATAATATCAGGAAATTTCTGTTTGATTCTCTTGATCATCTGTGCCAACATCCAAGTGGCAGTATATTTAGGGGCATCAGGAGCAATAGCAAATCTGCGTAATTCTAATATCCTATCCCCATCCTTCATACGATTACTTGCTATAGGGGAAGACCAGATACCTACCGCTTTCCAATTGTCTATGTATTGGGAGTATGCCCCATAACACACATAATATTTATTTCTCACAACATTAGACCAGTGAATAATAGGTAAAACACTATGCCACCGATAATTTAACTCACAGGCCAATCTGACCGGAATTTCTATAATAGTCAATTGTTTGGGAGAAATTAGAAGTTTTCTCTCTAATATCTCCATAATCTATATCCTACCCCCAAGCCCATCTGGTTAAGGCTATCAAGAATCTCGTAATCAGGGATTTGAATGGTATCATGAACAATTTGCGTCTTTATTGCCCTATTTTTGCCCCTTTTGCCCCACCTGTAACTTATTACCGCAACAGTTATGAGAATTGTGAAATAGAATACAAGTTTAAGCTTGTTCATATCCACCAGTGTGCGATATGTTTAGCAATCAAATCCATCAATTCTTGCCTTTTCTTTTTATCCCGGAAAATTCCATCTGGTTCGTCACAATGCTCGCATAATTCAATAATGCGTTCTATTTCTGCTTTGACTTTTTGATGTTCCTCATCATCAGGATAATAATCACGAGCGTAATGCTTCAACACATCAGCTATAAGTTGCATCAAATATTCATCAAAATCACCAGCATCCCAATCCGAATATCCTCGTCTTGCCCTCTGCCAACCCCATTTTATCCATTTGAGAGCATGACGCACATCCTCGATAAACCAGACAATGTCTAATTTCACACACTCAAGCCAATCTTTGATTTTTTTTATGATTTCTTTAATGCTCATTTTCTCCTCCTGTTTTTCTCTAACTAAAACAAATTTCCAACCTTCTGGTATTTTTACACTACTATTCTCTTCTATTGTTAAATCAGTTTCTAAAGGTGCAGGATTAAAAATATCGCAATCTTTAAACTTCTGTGCCAATCGACGAGCAAGCTCTAAAACTCTTTCAGCATTTGCTTCTGGTATTAGAATATTTTGTTCCTCTTTCACTTCTTTTCCCCTTTACACAAAAAGTTTCATTTGTTTTGCTTCCACTTCAATGCGTTGTTTGGCTATTTCGCAATATTCGGGATTTATCTCTATACCAATTTTATCTCTATACCAATCCACTTACGCCCCAATCGTTCACAAGCCACAGCGGTAGTACCTGAACCGAGAAAGGGGTCAAGAACTAAATTATTCTCTTGTGAATAAAAATAAAGCAATTCCTCAATTAGTCCCAAAGGTTTTGTTGTAGGGTGATTATATAACGCAGAAGGCACAGTCGGATAATCAAATACTGCAAACCCATATTTTTTCTGTTTGTTGGTAGTTGGGGCTTCTCCAAAAACCAAGATAGGTTCCATGGAATACCAAATATTAGAATGCATAGCACCCGCAAGTTGGCTTCCTGGGGGTTTATTCCAAATGAGCAATCTGTGAAATACTTCTTCTCTGTTGCGTAACACATAGGGTAAAACCGAACCCGCCGTGAACCAAATAATGGTCTTGCTTAATCGCAAACATTCCGATAGCCAGTTATCTAAATTTTTCAGAAAATACTCCCTCTTATCCCAAACTTCTTTTTTCCTAACCCCATATGGCGGGTCAGTCAATACTAAATCTACACTTTTATCAGGCATTAATTTCATAATCTCCAAACAATCCCCACAATACAAAACTCCGTTCTCCGTTCGGTAGTATTCGTATTTTTTGAGTTCGGGATTGTTAATAAATTTCTCCATCTACAATCCTCCTACTTCAACCCGTTGGGTAGCCGAATTATTACCTCTGCGGCTTTTATCACAGAAGTCGCATAAGTAAAGACTGGCGGGCGTGGATTCGAACCACGACCACGAGGTTCAAAGCCTCGTATCCTACCCATTAGACGACCCGCCAGTCTTAATACTTCAATAATCTATAACCTACCCCCACTCCCCACCTGTAATATTGCGTAGTTAATTCTATTTTTCCCGTTAGATAAAAATTACCCCTGCTGATTCTGGTTTCCAGAAAGATCCTACTCCATTGCAGAGGATATAAAACAGCTCCGGAATTGATTTCAATGTTCACCCATTTCCTTTGTTCACGTATCATGAACGCTCGTGTAGGCATAAGTGATTGAGTTTGTATTAT